CGAGGAACTACAGCAGGGTAGAGGTGATAGTTACTACCTCCAGCAGTAAGAAGAGCCTGGAGGGTAGCATCAGCAGTAATTAAATTGTAAATATATTGCTCGAGCATGATTATATTTTACCACCTTTTGAAACATTTACTTTAACTTTCTGTGCCTCCTCCTTGAATATCTGCTTAATCTTTTCTTGAGATTGTCCTACTCCCTTTCTAAACATAGCTCTAGGTGCTATATGCTTAGTCCCATACTCCTGGTAGATAGCATAGTTTATCTCCTTGCCTCCCTCTACAGCCTGATTAAAGACCTCTCCTTTTCCAAAGCCTGTAGTCCTGTGTGTAATAGATCGCCTAAGGTGTCCCTCCTTAACCGGAGTATTTACTTTTACATTTCGCTCCATCACAGCGAGAGACTTCTTTACTGCTCTATCAATAAACTTCCCTATCCCTGTCTCAAGATTAGAGGTATTACTTTTGTACTTGAGGATAGCTTTTAACATAGTAATTAGTCATGGTCAGTTATTCTTCCTATTACTTCTAGGTGATGTAGAGTCTTCCGATTATAAATCTTATTTACATCAATCACATCATAGTACAGTCCATCTAAGAGAATACGATTACCTCGCTCTATAGTTACATCAGCTTTAAAAAAGAAAAAATCATCATCAGAGTTTACTCTTATCTCAGCATCAGCGATCTTCACAGGTACAGCATCTTTACGAGTAGGAACTCCTGAAGCTACAGTAGTCCACCCCTCGACTTTCTCATAACCAGAAAGAGTCAGAGCTTTACTCTGAATAGTACAGCTCTGAATTAGGAGGGAGCTGAAAGACATACTTAGAGAGCTATCCGCTTGTAACTTGATAATATCGCCTTTGCACTTTCATAGTCTGTAAGCTGCTTCTTAGTAACAAAAGTAGCCTGGTAATTTCCGATACGCTCTGAAGCTAGTACCTGATTTTCATTATCAGGATTAGCATTATTGTAGAGTCCAGCCACTAGGATAGTGACAGCCATCTGAATATCATCTTTAAGATAGAGGCTTATTCCAGGAACGCCTGTAACACTTACATTCTGCTTACCCTTAGTAAATCTATATCCCTCCTCGAGAACGATACGAGAGGTGTACTCCTTATTAGTAGGATAGTTATAGGTAGTCCTTGCTACTCCATCTACTTCTACTACAGGATCAAGAACGTCTTTAATAACGAGGAGATTAGTACCATCACCATCATAGAGAATAGTAGTAGGCTCTTCCCGGAAGAGAATACGATTAGTCTGCTGATCTGCATACTCGCTCATTGCATAAATCCAAAAGTCAGGGATAGCTTCCTCTATATCACTACCAGAAATATCTAACCCTAGATAGGCTATGACTGCTTCAGGTGTAGTGTAGTAGGGTTTCTCATTCATAATAAAAGTATATCACTATTTAACTAAAAATATATTACTCTGAATATCTGCAGGGAGATCACGCTCGATACCATAAGGAAGCTCTATCTTTACATTAGAGAGCCAGTAACATTGTCCTTTAGGTAAAGTATCAGGTATCTGAATTACTGACTTTGTAGAAGTACCAGACTGATAGAGAGCATCACCTCGATAAGTGTAGTACTCCTTATACTCTCCACTGTTACCCTCACAGAAAGCATTATCTAAATAAGTACCTCGAAGAGATACCCTCTTCACATTCCGATCTATTAGCCACTCCTGAGTAGTCTCTCCTGAGTTTATATCCTGGACAGTAATAGACTTGTAATCGATCCATATAGAAGTAGGGAGGAAAGAGTACGCTACGAACTTAATCCCTACCGTGAGGATAGGAAAGAGTAGAGCTAAGATTATCATTGATTGTATCTTTTTCATTTCTTTGATTTAAAGTACTCAAGCATATCCCTTACACTGAACTCAAATACTGCTCCCTGTATTATACCAAAAAGGGCATAAAGAGCAGGTGAAGTAGGAGCACCATTTAAAAAGATTTCCTTATAGAGAGAGGCACTAAAGAACGTTACTACTATTAAGGTTATTACTGATCTCATGATGTTTATCTTTTCCCCTTTTCTTTTAGCCTCATATAAGTGCATAAAAAAAGCACCGAGCACAAAACAGACTAGGTGAGTGAAGATCAGGTAGAGTGGTATTCCTTGTATCATGAAAACATTATACAACACTAAGCTTATAAGGCACGACTTTTAGAGTGGAAACTATCTTAATAAGAAAGCTCAGATTTTACTCTGAGCTTCCCTATAAAATAACTAGGTTATTTTTTTGCCTTAGGCTTTGCTTTTGCTTTTGGCTTAGCTACTTTCTTTGGAGCTGCCTTACCTGACTTAGCAGGGGCGATTGCTTTGTCAGTGGTAGCACCCTTACCGGAAACAGTCTTAGCGTTTGCATACTGAAGCCCGTACTTGTTTACAAATGTAACCGCGTTTGTAGCTTTCTCTGCATTAGCTCTTGTAGTCCAGCCACTAATACCATAGATACCTCGACGATAACTTATGATCTTAGTGAACTGTTTTAAAGAGTTTTCTACGACTGATCCTACTTTAAAGTCGGGCATGATTATGCTGAGACTTCATCATCAAGAGCATTGATGACATCTGCAATGACTCCAGTCCAGAACGCCCCGCTATCGTTTTGTCGAACGTATGAAGCTACTCGACGTCGTAACTTGACTGAGAGAATATCCTTTGAGAAGTCCTCACCATCAGAGTTAGTCATTTCGATTTCTACACCGCCCTTAGTACCGATGTGCAACTTTCGGAAGTCACCCACTAGGAACTCTCCAGCAGGGATACCTACGTTTTCAATGATGCGAGCACCCTTGATAGTAGTACCATCTGCTGACTTGAACGGAGGCAAGATGTAGTGACCATCTGTACCCTTAGTCAAGTCGAGAGCATCAGCATCATCAGGGTTAAGGAGCACATAGTTTGCACTATACTTTCCTTTACCATAGACAGCTACCTTAGTGATAGCTACTCGAATAACGTCTGCAAGATTTGCATTCACTACTCGCTTAGTACCTACTTCAGTCGCATCTAGAACTGACGCTACTGTGAATACTCCTGAGAGGTTTTCACCAACTCCAGTACCGTTAAGGAGCTGATTGTCAGTTTCGATATTTACATCTTCCTGAAGCCAACCCTTAATAGCAGCTACGAGCTGTGGAGCATCTTTAAGAATTTCAACTGAGTGCTTATTCATCACTGTGATCTTCTTAAGAGGTGCTTTGAACTCTTGAAATTCAAAATCCTTTTGAGGGATTGTAGCAAGCTCATCTGTACGGATCGGAGCACCTGACTCTGTAACCACTTCTACATAAGAGAGGTGATCTGAAGTCATGTTAGCAATCACATCTGAGATTGACTCGATAAACACTGTTCGCACAGGGTCACGAGTAAGCTCAGGAGAGCGATCTCCCTCAATCACATCACCTGTAAGGCTGTCTGCTTCAGACGTCGCCTTAACCAAGTATCCCAAGTCCTTAAGACCTCGAATAGTGAAAGAGAAAGTATTACGCTGACGATTAGCGAGATCGGCGATACCTTTCTCAACTTTCTCAACATCGTAAGATGCTTTACCCTCTACAGCCTCAGCAATCTTTGTGTACTTCTTAGCTGAGTCAGTGATACCCTTAAGCATCGCGTCTACAGCTTCAGTCGCACTCATGCGAGACTCGTCTAGCTCCTTATGAGCCTTGCTGAAGATAGCAGTACGAGCTTCATTAAGCATCTTAGCTACATCTTCATCACCTGCTCCCTCTACATCGACTTCTTCAGTCTCAGTATCAGTCTCAGGTACTTCTTCAAAGTTTCCTTCCTCGTCTTTAGTTAGGAAGCCTTTTTCATTACAGTAAAATTTCTTTCCTGCAATGAGTCTAAATTTCTTTTTCATAACGAGATGAATAAAGTTAGCTATTAAATTGTACCTGAGCCTCTTTCAAGGGTGTGTCTCTCTTTCGAGAGCTAGTATCATCAGACTTCTTTATGGAGATTATCTTAAGAGCCGGATAGCTTTGTTAAGATTTTCGCGTGCTTTCAAATGAGCAATAACAACATCATTGTTACTTTTCTTGATTTGCTTGTCAAGAGCTTCCTTTGCTTCAATAGCCATCTTCTGAACAGTAACATCATCTCCAGCTTCCTTAAGGAGTGCCTGACGATTAGAGCCAATACCTACGAGAGAACATTCTAGAAGCTCACAATCGAATAGAACGAATACATCTTTATGCTCATCGTACTCTACTCTGTGAGGGATAAATCCTACAGATACCATTCTCAAGTTACCTCGTACAACATGCTTGAAAGCTCTATCAGCGTTCTCTTCAATATCAGTATCAAAACGTGCAGTACCTACCATTCTCTGCTCACCTGCATTATCAGGATCAGCCTCGAACCATACCTTTTCCCAAGAGCCGAGAGGGAAGCTCCAGCTTTCATGTTGCCAGAAGAACATAGGATTACTCTCGAAGTAATCCATGATCCAGGAAGCCTGATCTATAATGTCACCATGACGATCTACATTCACTGTAGACATGACGAAAGTAGCAGTCTTCTTTTCCTCATCGATAGAAAGAGCCTTGTGTGATATTTGTATCTCAATTTTCTTTCCAACCATCTCGACAGCTTTCTGTCTCATGGTTTCTGCTTTTGTGAGGACTTTCTTCATAGTGAAATTATATATTA